TCTAATAATTGATCTTTTTCTTCAAGTTGTTCATCTTTTTCTTTTAATTGTTGATTTTTTTCTTCAAGTTGTTGTTTATATTGTAAAATAATTAATTTAATTTCTTGATCTTTTTCTAATAATTTCTTTTGTTGTTCTTTAAGCAAAGTTTGCATGGCTCCTATGTCAGGTAAACCGATGTTTAACGCAGATTTTATAAAAACTATTTATGAAGAAAAAATGTTTTTTGACTTTTCTGCTTTTGATAAAATTAATTATGATTATGTTGAGAAAATGCTACATAAGTTTCCAGAGTTTGAACTGGATGAAAAAACCAAAGAACATTACATTGATAAATTATATAGAAATGCATCAATAACCGGAGAATGGGCAATGAACTGCAATACTGCAAAATTGAGTCCAGAGGAAAATTCAAATGAAACTAATTTACGACATAGAAGCTAACGGATTACTTCGAGGACAAAAAAATAAAGATCCTGCAGATACGATATGGATGGTCGTAGCTAAGGATATAGATTCCCAAATGGAGTATGTGTTTTGTGATCATACAGTACTTGAAACTAACAAAGATAAAAATTTAATTGTTAGACCCTTACTAGATTTTAAAATACTATTTAATAAAGCAACTGATTTGATAGCACATAATCAAATCCAATATGATTTACCAGTTTTAAAAAAGATACTTAATTGGCAACCTAAAGATAAGACCACTATCAGAGATACGTTACTTATGTCGCAAGTCCTTGATTATAATAGGTTTAATGGTAGGCATGCATTAGCTTTATGGGGAGAATACCTCGGTGTTAAAAAGCCTGACCATGAGGATTGGTTAAATTTTAGTGAGGACATGGTACATAGATGCAGAGAGGATGTTAGGATTAATGAAAAGGTTTATCGTTTGTTAGCTAGAGAACTTACTGATAAGCTTAAAGGTTCTAAGAGTCCCGAGTTCCTCAAGAAGAGTCTTCGCGTAGAACATCAGCTTGCTGAGTTCCAATCTCAGTGTACCGAAAATGGTTGGCTGTTTGATATGAAAACTGCAAGACGTTTAGAATCAGAGATGGAAAAAGAGTTGGAGTATATTAGGTCAGTAGTAGAGCCTAAAATGAAAATTCGAATAAAGATTCTCGATGCCGAACCTAGATTACCTGAGTATCGTAAAGATGGTGCTTATATGGCTAGGACTGTTCATCACTTCGGGATAGAGCAAGATCTTGGTAAAACAACTCAACCCATATCTGGTTTATACCAAAGAATTAAATTTTTAGACCCAGACTTAGGCTCTATGGAATATGTTAAAGAGTATCTATATAGCATAGGATGGGAGCCGCTTGATTGGAATTGGGAAAGAAAAGGAAAAGAGTTTAAAAAGAAATCACCTAAGTTATGCGAAGAATCTTTAAAGAGATTAGGTGAGGATGGTGAACTTTTAAACACCTTTTACACTACAAGATCTAGATTAGGTATACTTCAGGGTTGGATAGCTAACACTGATGAAGATGGTAAACTTAGAGGTGATATGTTTACCATTGCTACACCTACTGGTCGAGCTAGACATAGAATTGTAGTAAATGTACCCTCTCCTAAAGCTACATGGGGTTCTGAAATGCGTGCTTTGTTTGGTTGTGATGAGGGATACAAGGTAGTAGGTGCTGATAGTTCAGGTAATCAATTTAGAGCTTTGTGTCATTACATTAAAGACCCTGAGTTTACTAATGAGGTTATCAATGGGGATGTTCATCAAAAGAATGCTGATATTTTAGGTTGTGAACGTACTACTGCAAAACCTTGGATTTATGCTTTCCTTTTTGGTGCAGGTTTAGAAAAGCTAGGTTTAATTTTAACAGGCAAAAGAGACATGAAAGCCGGTAAAGAATCTAGAGCTAAGTTTGCAAAAGCGATACCCGGATTCAAAAGGTTAACTGATCGTCTTGTTGAAATAGTAAAAGTCTCAGAAGCTAGAGACAGGAGAGCAAGTATCCCTGCTTTAGATGGTAGACGTATTTATCTTGATTCAGGGCATAAGGCTTTAAACTATTTGTTACAATCAGCAGAAGGTATTACTTGTAAAGCAGCTGTTGCATACACAATGGATAAATTTAAAGAAGAAAAGATAGATGCAAAACCTTTAATATTTTACCACGATGAAATGCAGTGGGCTGTGAAAGAAGAAGATACCAAGAGAGCTTCTGAAATTATGGCAGAATCTTTTAGAGAAGCGCCTAAGTGGTACGATGTAACATGTATGGATGGTGAAGCTATGATCGGAGATAACTGGTATGAAACACATTAAACCTGATGTTAAAGCTAGAGTTGAAATGGTTTGGTCAGGAGGTAGTAACGTAACTTATAAGACTACTATTTCTTACAGTCCAAACTCTTATTACTATATAGTTAAGCTACAAAAACATTTAAAGGAGTTAACTATGTGCAAAGATTGGTGGGTTTATGATGACATATCGGGCGAGTTAATCGAAAGTAAACATCCTGAAAATCATAAAGCCAAAGCGATTAGGTTATATAAAACACTTAAGACTTATGCAGCAGTTGCAAAAGAATTAAATGTACACCCTAATACTGCAAGAACATGGATATTAAGCGAAGAGGAAATAAGGATCGATAAGGAGGAAAACAATAATGCTATTTAACGAAGCTAACCAGCTTGTAGTAGATCTGTGTAAAGCATATGAAGCTAAACATGGTGAAATGGGTAAGTTTTTAGCTTATGGAGCATTACAATCTCATTTAGCTTTTTGTTTAGCGGATGATGCTTCTGATGAAGTAAGGTTTATTGTTCAAACTCAAATGAAAGAGAAACTTAGAGATCTTTTAACAGAGATGATATCTCACTAATAAAGGAGGACTTATGAAAACAGTCCTGATAGTAGATGCAGACCCTTTGATGTTTAGAAGTGCGTATAATAAACATTCAGCGGAAGAAGCCCTAGATACCTTCTATGAAAGATTAGAAGATTTAAAAAATGCTACATTTTGTGATGAAACTAAAGTAGCTGTTTATGGTGTTAATAATTTTAGAATGGATTTTTATTCTGATTACAAAAATACACCTAATAGAAAGAAAGCTAAAGCTAATAATCCCTTTTTCTTTGAGCTAAGAGAAATGCTCGTAGAGGAAGGACTAGCAACCCCAGCAGATGGTATGGAAGCCGACGATCTTGTTCGTATTTGGGCTGAGGAAGAAACTGCAAAAGGACATAAGACAGTTATAGCTAGCGTAGATAAAGACCTACAATGTATACCGGGTCATCATTATCTTATCCACAGAGATGAGTTAATCTTTATGGAAGAGGATGCCGCAGATAAACATTATTGGATACAAATACTTACTGGAGATTCTGTAGACAATATTAAAGGTTTAAAAGGTATAGGCCCTAAGAAAGCAGAAAGGATTCTAGAAGGTGCTACAAGCAGTAAACAAAGAAAGCAAAGAGTTATCGATAAATATTATGAAGTTTACGGTAGTTCATGGAAAAAAGAGTTGACGCATACTGGTACACTAATACATATTATGCGTACTCCTGATGATATGTTCCAGCTAAAAGACAAAGATCTTCCTTCAGGTCAAGGGGTTATCGATGCCGAAGTTTATAGCTAAAAAAGAATACATAAAGACAGACTTGGGGCATTGGAAATACACTGGTGTAAATGTAAATATTGCAGATTATTTTGGATTTGTTTACTTAGCTATTAATACAACTAAGAATAAGTATTACATAGGTAAAAAACAACTATGGTCTTATAAGAAAAATACTCATATTAAAACAGGTAAGGCTTTATGGAGAACCTATGGAACCTCATCTTCTCATGTGAAATCAGATTTAAAAGATAAAGATAAATTTGAGTTTGTTATTTTAGGAGTATTTAAAACTAGAGCTTGGTGTAATTACACTGAGGCTTATTTACAAATGGCTTTAGAATCTATAACAGAAAGGGATAGTAGTGGCGAAAGACGTTGGTATAATAACCAAGTTGCCGCTATACGATTTATACCTAAAGAAGATAAAGTACAACATGAAACCATGAAAAAATGTCTTAATAAGTCTCAAAAATTAATTCGTGTAGGGAGG